TATCGGGTGGGCTACGAAACGAGCGTCTCGCACCTACAGGGCCGGTTGCGGAACGAGATCCCTGGGCCTGGGTATCTGCACCTGGGCGAGGCCTCGACCGATCAGTTCTTGGCCGAGCTGTTCCCGTGGAAGCGCATGCCGAAGAAGGGCAGCCGCGGCCGGGAATACCACTGGGACTGCCCGACCGGAATGCGGGATGAGGCGGGCGACTGCACCCGCTACGCCTATGCCGCGATGCAGCTGGTCAGCCGGAGATACAACCGTCAAACCATGTGGGACCAGCTGGCGGCACAACTGGCGGCCTCCGTAGCCTTAAACCAGCAGGCCGCGCCACGAAAGGCCCGGAGTTTCACGGTGCTCAAATGACCCAACCGCTGGAGCTCTACCAAGGCGATCTAACCAGCTGGATTGAATCCCGCGTCCACCCCGACGCCACGGCCGTTCGCGTGTGGTTCCGCGCTGCAGCTGCTGGCGCCGGTATCGAGGCGGTGGCCAGCGACACTGACGACGGCTGGAAGGTGGAGCTGAGCGCCGCCACGACGGCCACCATGGCAGCCGGCAGCTGGGAGCTGCAGATCGTCTCCACTGTCAACGGCGCCCCGCTCACCACTGGTCGCGGCAGATTGACCGTCCGCAAGAGCCTGGCATTCAGCGGCACACCCGGCGCCTTCGATGATCGCAGCCAGGCGCAGAAAGATTTGGAGGCGGTTGAAGAGGCCATCCGCGCCCTGACCACGGGTGCGCAGGAGTACCAGATCGGCAGCCTGGGCAATGGTGGCCGCAAGGTGGTCCGCGCCGACCTGGCGGAGCTGATCAAGTGGCGCGACCGCCTCAAGGCTGAAGTCGCCCGCGAGAAACGCGCCGAGATGATCGCGCAAGGCCTCGGCGATCCGCGCCGGCTCTATGTGCGCTTCACGGGGGTGAGCTGATGGGTGTTCGATCCTGGCTGCGGCAGCAGATCCTGACCACCCGGCACGGCCGGCAGCAGGGCCAGCGGATGTTCGAGGGGGCCCGGCGGAACCGGTTGCTCCACGACCTGGTGGCACCGACCACATCCGCAGACGCCGAGCTGCGCGTCAGCCTGGCCGTACTGCGCGACCGTTGCCACCAGCTGGTCAGGGACAACCCCTACGCCCGCCAGGCAAAGCGGACGACGCAGATCAACGTGGTGGGCCCGCGTGGGATCCAGATGCAGGGGCAGATACTCAAAGCGAACGGCACGGAAAAGGACGTGCGCCGGAATCGGATCATGGAGGAGGCCTGGCGTCGCTTCTGCCGACCGGATACCTGCGACGTGGCGGGGCGGCTGAGTTTCCACGGCTTCGAGATGATGATCGCCGGCAGCCTGCCGGAGTCGGGCGAATGCCTGATCAGGATCGTGCGGCAGGCAATGGGTCAAGGCCGCACCCCGCTGGCGCTGGAGCTGATCGAGGCGCACCAGCTCGATGAGGACAAGTCTGGTGTTTCAGATCGCGCCGGCCACGAATGGCGGCTGGGCGTCGAGATCAACCAGTGGGGCCGCCCGACCCGGTACGCCATCCTGACCCGCCACCCTGGCGATGTGGAGCTGGGACTGAACCGCCGCGGTGCACAGGAAAAGCACGTGTTGGTGCCGGCCGCCGACATGATTCACGTCTACATGCCGGAGCGGATTGGCCAGAACCGGGGCGTGCCGTGGTTGGCGTCGGTGATCACAACTGTCCATGGGCTTTCTGAATACGAAAAGGCTCACCTGGTACGGAAGCGCGTCCAGGCGGCATCGCTGGGGTGGATTCAGACGCCCGATGCCGGGCTGACCGGTGATGCGGTGGAGAACGGTCAGCGGCTATTCAACACTGAGCCCGGCGCCTACAATATCCTTGAGGCCGGCGAGGTTCCGGTGCCGCCGAACTTCGGGCCTGACGACGGCCAGTACAGTCATGTAGTAAAAAACCTTACGAGGCGGTTTGCGGCTGGGTTCGGGTGTAGTTACGCGACCATTAGCAAGGATTTCGGCGACACAAACTACAGCAGCATGCGCACCAGCGTGCTGGAGGATCGCGACCACTGGCGGGTGGTGCAGAGCGCAATCATTGAGGTGTTTCACCAGCGCGTATTTGAAGAGTGGCTACGCGCTGCGATGCTGGCGGGCGAATTGCCTTCGCCTGCATTCTCCGATTATTGGACCAGGCCAGAAAGGTATAACGCTCCGCGCTGGCAGGCTAGATCATGGGACTGGGTGGACCCAGTTAAGGATGTTTCCGCCATGGAAAAAGCCAAGGCAATGCTACTCAAATCTCACAGCGAATTGATCACTGAATACAGCGGTGAGCAGTTTGAGCAGGTGATGGCTCAGATCGCCATGGAAAACGAACTGAAGGAGTCACTGGGCCTGATGCCGACCGTGGAGCAGCCGTCTGAGCCAGCGGCGGTACCACCCACCCCTGAGCCTGAGACGGAAGACCTCGACGACGACGGGGAGGATGCTGAGGATGCGGAAGCTCAGCCCCAGCCATCCGTAGCCTGAGGCCAGCGACTATCCGGCTTTGGATCTCACGAAACTCAAAGGCCCTCAGCGGCGAGAGCTGCCGATGGGCCTCCGCGTCGAAGAGAAGACCGACGAAACGCTGACCTTCAGCTTCAGCTCTGAAGCGCCTGTTGAGCGCTGGTTTGGCCGCGAGATCCTGGTGCACGAGGAAGGATCCGTAGACCTGGGCCGGATGAACGACGGCGGCGTCTATCTGTGGAACCACAACCGGGACGTGGTGCTGGGCGTCGCGGAAAAGGCCTGGCTCGGCGACGATCGGCGCCTCTACTCCACCGTCCGCTGGTCGCCCAACACCCTGGAGAAGGGCAGCGAGGAATACAAGCGCCGGCAGGATGTGGAAGCTGGCATCGTGCGCAATGTCTCGTTCGCGTACGAGATCAACAAGATCGACGAACGCGCCGACGGCTTCTACGTGACCGAATGGAACGTGCTGGAGGTCTCCAGCGTCAGCGTCCCCGCTGACCAAACCGTAGGCCTGGGCCGCGCCATGGACGAGCCGGTAGCCGTGGAGCCTGAGCCCGCCCCGTCAGCACCCGAGCCCGAACCTGTGGCCGTTGCCACTGCAGAACCGCAACCTGAGCCCCTCCGTAGTCTGACAGTGCAGACCGCCGAGCGGACTGATTCACCTGACGAACAACCAATGACCACCGAGATCAACGTGGCGGAGGTGCAGCAGGACGCTCGGCGCGCCGAGCGCGAGCGTGTTGCTTCCATCCGCGGCATGTGCGACCAGTTCCAGCTTTCCGAGCTGGCCGAGAAACTCATCAACGACGACGCTTCCATTGATGCCGCCCGTGCGGTGGTGATGGAACAGATCGGCATGCGCAAGGTCGAGTTCCAAGGCCGCGTGCACGATGCCGGCGGCGCTGAGCTGGGCCTGAGCAAGCGTGAAATCAAACGCTTCAGCCTGTGCCGACTGCTCCTTCACATGACGGAGCCAACTAACGCCAGGCTCGCTGATGCCGCTGGCTTTGAGCTGGAGGTAGCCCGAGCCGCTGCGGATCTGCAGGCCAGGACGCTCAATAAGAGCGCTCGCGGCGTGTTGATCCCTTGGGAGGTGCTGGGTGTTTCCCGCGCTGCTCAGACCCCTGGCCAGGTGGTAGGCACCTTCGGCGATGGTGGTGCACTGGTCGGCACTGACCGGCTGGATGCGCAGTTCATTGACCTGATCCGCAACCGCAGCGCCTTCCTGAACAGCGGCCTGACCATGCTCTCCGGCCTGGAGGGCAACGTCGAAATCCCCAAGAAGCTCAGCTCCAGCCAGTACTACTTCGTCGGCGAGAACGCTGACGTGCCCAACAGCAAGCTGACGTTCGGCTTGGTGAACATGATCCCCCGCACCATCGGGGTGCGCGTGCCCATCAGCCGGCGGATGATGCTCCAAAGCTCGCCCGATATTGACAACTTGGTGCGCCTTGACATGGCCGAGTCCGTTGCCTTGGGCATGGATTCCACCATCGGCTACGGCACCGGGTCCAACGGCCAGCCGCTGGGCATCATCAACACCACCGGCATCGGCTCGGTGACGCTAACCAACGGCAAAACCAAGCCGTTCCCCGTCAGCCTGGGCGGCGCTCCTACCAGCCTGGTTTGCGGCGAGTGGGACAACTACGTGGATCTGGAAACCGAACTGGCGATCGACAACCTCGACGACGGTTCAATGCGCTACATCATGAATAGCGTGGTGAAGGGCGCTCTGAAGCAGACCCTCCGGGCTTCTGCTGCCGGCTCCGACTACATCATGACCGACGCCGGTCAGGTGAACGGCTATCCAGTGACGGTGAGCAACCAGATGCAGCTCAACGATGTACTCTTCGGTAATTTTGCCGATTGTGTGGTGGGCATGTGGTCTGGGCTCGATCTAATCGTGGATCAGGTAACCCAGGCGGCATCTGGCCAGACGATCCTGAATGTCCACCAGGACTTCGACGTGGCGGTGCGCCGCCCGCAGTCCTTCGCTCTGGGCACCTGATTATGAGGCTGCAGATTCTCTCGAACTGCAGAGCAGACGGTCGCCACCTCGCTATGGGTGAGGTGGCTGACCTTCCTCAAGGCCCAGCTAACGAGCTGCTGGCGCTGGGCATGGCGTCGATTGCGCCAGAGCCCGAACTTGAGCCCGCCCCGGCCTGTCCACCCAAGCTGCGGCGCTCTGCAAAGAACTCGGCGGTTGCCATGGAAACAGCCTCTGACGAGGAACTGGCCATGCCTGCTGGCGAAGTGCCCACAAAGCGTGGGCGTCCCGTATTCACCCCCACCCCGGAGGATTGATCAATGGCCATTGAACTCAGAAACCTGGAGCAACTCCAGGCATTCACCATCCTGGCTCCTGCCACCCGCGACGCCGCGGGCAACACTACTGCGGTTGACGTGAGCAGCGTTGACGGCGATCTGCTGCTGCTGCTGTATGCCGCCGCCAGCGCCTCCAGCACCGCGATCAAGGTGAAGGTGCAATCCGGCAATGCCTCTGACGGCAGCGATGCTGCAGACGTGGCCGGCGGCGTCTTTACCGATCTGGGCAGCACTGCTGCACTGCAGAAACTGTCGATCCCCCGCGACCAGGTGGGCAAGTTTGTGCGGCTGGCCTTCACCGATGAAACCGGCAGCTTCTCCGCTACCGTCACCTGCGTAGCAGTCGGCGGTGCCCGTTACGCGGTCTGACCATGATCCAGGAAATCCCCGATGATTTCCTGCTGGCTGACTTCGGCTCCAGCGTCACTGCTGGGGCCGTTGTTGGTTTGGGGATTATGGACCGCGCTAGCCAGATCATCATGAATGATCAGGTGGTGACGGTGGACTATGCGATCACCGCCAGGACTGATCAGTTCGGCGAGTTGCAGTATGGCGACCAGGTGCAGCACGAGGGATTGACGTACAAGCTGCAGCACGAACCGCTGAAGCTGGCCGATGGCCGGTTCTGCGTCATGGTGCTGGAGAAGATTGAGGCCGT